CATTTAACACTACCGTCGCAGTTCCAGCCTCAAAATTAGCAAGGATACGGTTACGGCCTCTACGAGTAGAACATCTTAATACTTGATCAGAAATATCAACAACATCTGCAGGTGCATCTCCTAATGTATTAATATCCAATAATCCATATGTTCCGCTATCAAGAAGCAAAGGATAGGAAAATGATGGACCATTTGCAAAGTCAATTTCTACTTTAAGTGTAGGCAAACTCATTTTATATCGCCTCTAATGTTATGCTTTGACCGTTATATTGACCACGCAATAGTCCTGTTCTAATAGTTTGAACGAGGTCATTTTCTGAGGTTACAGAGCCTTGTACTGTTACATTCACAACTGGTGCAGCCATTAAGTTACCACCAGAAATACCTGCTCCTGTAGCAACTGTTCCACTTGCAAGACCACTCTGAAGTCCTCTAAATCTAAACTTTTCATCGTAGTCCATTTGTGCTGCTGCTGCTTGGGATGCTGCTAAATCTTGTGCTTCCTTAGCCTTAAATGCTGCCAATGATGATGCTTGCTTTGCTGCAGCCTGTGCTGCTTCTGCTGCTCTTAATTGTGCTGCTATAGATGCTGCTCCAATGGCTCCAGATTCTTGTGATGCAAGTGCACTTGGAGTAACTCCTGCTGCTGCAATTGCTGCTGCGTTCATATCTCCTGCTGCCTTAGCCTTTGCATACGCTGCTGCTGCGGCATTTGATGCTGCTGTTGCTGCTGAGTCTGTTTTTCCACCAAGACCACCATCGCTCTTTGGAGGAATAACGACTACAGGAGGAACTCCTGTTGGACCTGATGGACTTGTAACAACAACTCCACTACCAGCCTTTAGAAGGTCAAGATATCTTTGTAGGGCTGCTGTAGCGTTTAGCCATCCAATTTCTGCTGCTCTGGCAGGATCAATCAGGGTACCTGAATAAGAAACAGGAGAACCAATCTTCTTAATATAGTCAACGACTTGATCAGTAGTTAGTTTCCACTTATCCTGAATTTTAACAATTTCAGCATCAGTTAACTTACCGTCATTTACTACGCCAACAAAGTCAGCGTACATGCGTACTTGTTCTTCAGTTAACTTCCACTTAGACTTAAGTTTCTCAATTTCAGCATCACTTAGGATACCGTCATTTAGATACTGATAGAAATCTAAATATTGTGCTGCCTGGGCTTGTGTGCTACCCCACTTTTGAGCAAGATTAATAATCTCATCATCTGTGATAGTTGCATCTTCAACAGCAAACAATGTTGTCAAATATGCTTCTACTGCCTCTACAGGAACTCCCCACATTTTAGCAAGGATAGTGATTTCCTTTGTATCAATCTTCTGATCAGCAAGTGCAGTAAGAATATCTTGATATCTCTTAGCCAAATCATTTCTAACAGCCAAAGAAAGAATTTCTTCTTTCATTCTTGCCAAGCGTTCTTTATCAAGAGTATTTATAACTTTTTGTCTATCAGCAAGAGCAATGGCTGCATTTATTTGAACCATCTTCTCATCTTCAGAAGACAATAGTTTTACTCCTGCTCGTTTTGCCAATGTTTCATTTAATTTGGCATAATCTGCTTCAAACTTGGCTCTCTTCTTATCTTCTATCGCTTGCTTGGCTTTAATTGCTGCAAGTCTTTTTTCTTCAGCAATCTGCTCTTTAGTTTTAGCAACTACAGTGGCCTGAGTTTTTCTATACTTGTTAAGAGCATCATCCATGGACTCAGTTGCTTGTCCAGCCTTCCACATTGAATACTCTGCTGCTCTTGCTTGCTCATCAAGAGTTATTTTCTTTCCACCTGTAAGTTTAGCAACTACTCCAACTATAGCAGTAGCAGCAAGAAGCAGTCTACCCCATGGAGTTCTGAGTAGCCATACTGATAGCATCTTTAACTTATTTCCTATTAAGACAAGTGCTGCTGACAGTTTATTTCCTGCTGTAGCAGATGCAAGCAAAGCAACTTTCATCTTATGGAATTGGCTAATAATAAATACGCTTGGAGTAGAACTTAAAAGAGCACCCTTCATTCTGTAGTAAACTCTTAATAGTTTTTCTCCACTTGAAGCATCGCTTAGAAGGATCTCAGCAAATTTCTTGTTAGACAGAGTTGCTTTTTCAACTATATCCTTATTCATCTTGGCTCTAACTGATAAAATACCAAGACCTGTTGCAGCGATTCCTCCAACAACAGACAATGCCTTAATAGCAACTGCTAACTGAATCCATCCACCAATACCAATTGGAAGAAGTTCATTAACTCCCTCAATAACCTTATAGATATTTTGAAACGCTACAGCAATTTCTTTGATATTTCCAACGGCAGACTCAAGAGCACTTGCCAATCTATCTTGATTTAGATATAAGAAATATTCAAGTTGAGGAATAACTGTACTCTTAAGATACTCTGCTAATTGAATAAATGCAGGCAGTAGGGCTACGCCTAATTTTTCTTTTAATTCATCAAAGGCAATTGAAAGGCTGGTAATTGGATCTTGCTTTGCCATCTCTTGTGCAGCACCCTTATATGTGCTTGATAGATATACAAGTGCCTTACCTAAATCTTTATTCTTAATAATAGATGAATCTATTGTAGGTACTAATTTCTTTAATGCCGCAAAATTACCCTGGCTTGCTTTGGTAATTGCGTCTGTGACTGCGGATAAATCTTTTCCTGTGCCTGCTGCAACATCTAATGCAACACCTTGAACAAGCATGGCATCGCTTGTATTTCCAATGGCTATAGCCAATTTACCAAAACTTGCTCTTAATTCTGTGTCTTGGACATTTGTTAAAGCCTGTTGCTTTTCAATATATGCTTCAACAGCAGCAATATTAGCATCAGTTGCACCAAGAGTATTTCTTAAGTTGTTGGCAAGCATGGCCTGCGATTTTGCATCTTCTACTGCTGCTTTAACAGCATCTTTACCTAATTTGATTGCAAACGCAGCAGTGGCTGCTGTAGCAACAGCAAAAACCTTAGTAATCTTTTTTGCTGCAACATCAAAGTCTTTTCCAAGTTTAGCAATGTCTTTTCTTGCTGCTTTGGAGCCTTTGTCCGTATACTGAGAAACGATTGACGCTACTACTGCACCTACTGCCATGTCTTAATCCTTCCTCGTATTTAAATTCTTTTGTAATGTTGCTTTAGCCTTTTCCAAGGCAGTGTAGATATTCTGAGCAATCTTTGATCTGTTTTTATCTACTACATTCCAGACCAAGCGAGATGGCATAAACGGAGAGTCATCTCTACTTAAATTTGATATAAACATATTCTTGCCTGATGTTTTGTTGGCTCTACCTGCCAATTCATAAATAACACCTGCAGCAGATCTATTCTTTAATGCACCAGCATTAGTAGTATAGTCTTTTCTTACCTTACCCTGAGCCTTTGTGGATGAGATTCCTGCTCTAATAACGCTTTGATCCCATGCAGGCCATCCTGCACCACCACGGCTTCTTGGATTGCGAGGAGGCTGAGTAGCCCATCCACTTAGTGGTGGTTCAGCCTTAACAGATGCTTGTGCTTCTTTTTTAGCACTGCTCAGTTCAGAGTTAATAACTTTATTAAACTCTTTAACTGCCTGTTTGTCAAAGGCTTCTAATGCACTTAGTGTCTCTTTGATACCAGTTAACACAAATGCATTGCTACTCATTGCCTACTCGCATTCTTGGATTTCTCCTTGAGATAAATAACTATTGCTTCAAGTATACCGTCAGGTGCTTCAAGCAAATCAACTGGAGATAAGCCAGTCTCCACAGAAACCATTGCTACCGTATAGGTTAGGCTGTCTCTGTGGATTCTGAATTTGGGTCTGTCTCTAATTCCACACTGTCAAGTGTGTCAAGAAAAGACTCTCCAAAAGGCTTTACTACCTTACCAGCATCCTTCATCGCTGCCCAAGCCAGGAAGTAGATATGCTCCAACTTCTGATCTTCAGTTAGCAACTTAGCAAAACCCTTGTTATATTTGTTTTCAAATGCAACGAGAGTCTTTGGACGAAGAGCATATGTGCCTTCATTTCCGTCACTGGTTTTTACTTTGATACTTAGTCCATCCATTTTAATTTCCCCTTCAAGGTTATTAATTTAAACTAAGGAGTAGTGTCCTTAGTGATTGCTCCAGAAATTGGCCAGTTTACAGATATTGTACTTAATTGACCTACTGCCGCATTTAGCGGAGTCCATTCAGTTATCAATGCCTCAAACTGGTATTCTGGATTAGTTTGTGATTTAGGTGCGTTTAACGGCCTAACCACACAAGATACTTTTGTTCCTACACGACTTACAGTAGTCCCATTTCCATTGAAAAACTCTTCAAGAGAATTATCTGCAAAGTCCTGGTAGAAATCAAAAGATACTGAGTTAGTTCCAACTCCTGCTATGACTTCCTTATAGATTTGACCATCTTTTACAGGAGTCACATCAAGAACATCATGAACAGTAGAAAGCGTTATGCTTGAAATGAGGTCGCTAAAGTCATTAGTACCCTCAAAAATAACATACGCATTAGTTAGAACTATTTTAGCCATTTGTTATTAGACTGTCTTTGTAATCATGCCAGAAATTGGCCATGTAACAGATGCTGTTGCTAATTCGCCTACAGCACCGTTTAGTGGTGTCCACTCTGAAACCAAAGCCTGGAATGTGTATGCAGGATTGGTTGGTCCTTGTGTTGCTGAAGTTTCTGGTTGAACTTCAATAGTTGTAAGTTCTCCTAAGAGTGGGTAAATTGTTTGCTCTACTGGAGTGTTTCCTGCGCCAGCAGATGCAAAGTCTTGGTGGAATTCAAGAGTAACTGAGTTATCAGCCAATCCTGCAATTCTTGTCTTTGCTGCGTCTGGAACATTTCCTCCAGCGAATGCAGTGGTTTCCAATACATCATAAGTTGATGAAAGTGTTACTGACGCAACATGATTTGACAGGTCTACGCCTCCAACCACTACTTGTACATTTGTTAGGACTATACGAGCCATTGTTATTTATCTCCTTGTTCATTATCTAAATTAAAAACAGGGAATGTTTCCACTTCCTGCTCTACTGCTTGTACTTCTTTTACTGCTTTTGGTGCACTTGTTGATTCTTTGATATTGCCTGAAGCAAGAAGATGTTCAACACTTCCTCCTGCACCAAGTATATCATCTGTAGTAAGTTTTTCCCCATTTAATTTACCACAAACTTTGGCACCTGATACTACATATTGCATTGTTTTCTCCTTAGCCCCATATTGTGAGGTTATAGCGATATGATAAGAAAGATTGATCTCCAGAATTATAAGTGCCACTTTCAGCAGTTATAACTCTAAGAGTATCAACAAGTCCACCCAATGTTCTGTCTGACTCTAAAGCAGTTTTGATTGAGGCATTACCACTTCCAGCCAGAAGTAAATCAAGTTTTTCTTGTCCTGTTCTTTCTGATATTCTTTGAACAATCACATAAATATCAACAGATGCTTGGTCTAAACCACGCATATTGTCAATATCAAATGTGAAATCTAATTGTCCTACTACTGCACATGGCGGAACAATAACATCTGGAATAAGGTCATAGACTCGCAAATTGGTTATTGTCTGTAAATTTGCTTTTAATGCATCTCTTACGCCATTGACATTGGTAATAGCCATTAGTATGCCAACCCAAAGTTTCTACGGTATGTCTTTAGTAGCATCTCAACATCTGGATCAAGGCGAGAATTAAGACGAACTGTTCCTAATTCTACAGAGCCTGCTATACCAAATGGAGATTGCTTTCTAATAAATAATCTTGCTGCCTGAATCTTGCAGGCTAATTCTACTTCGTAAGGAATTGAGGACCAACCCCAAACTCCAGTTATTTTTACTGTCTGAGGAAAGAAGTAAGGAAAAACATATGTCTGAATTGCTAATAGTCTGGTTACTGGCTTTCCTGTCTCTGGGTTATTTACAGGCTCATACATAACATCTGTATCTAAATTCCATATTTGTGTAAATGGTCCAGATTGATTTGCTCTTGATGCTATCTCTGTTGGTTGGATAAGATCATCTATCTCTAAATACCACGGATTTACTGGTGTGTAGTATTTTGTGACAGGTGCTGCTAATGTACCTTCTTGGTAGAATCCTCTTTGGCAGTAGTCATCAATCATACGGCTTGCAGCAAGAATCGCCATTTGGATTTCATTATCATCCAGGCTGTCTTCAATTTGAAGGCTATTTCTTACATCTGCCAATGTCGTATAGACATTAGTAGGTTGCTGACTAACACTAAGTGTAGGTTTCATTTGCTCCTCTTCTCCAATTTAGGCAACATTGCTTTTTCCATCTTTGGAGTTGCAGTTGCTGTTTCTTTCTTGATTCTAAGAATCTTTTTAATCTTTTTCATAAATCCCCTTCTTAAAAAAGAGTAGGCCCAAAGCGGGGACATTCAGGCCTACTCTCCCTTAGATTACTCTAAGTATTGCATAGAATTAACTATACAAATTAGAATGTAGGTGCTGCAAGACCAGTTCCTGAGATTCGTGAGAATGCTCCTGGGTAGCGACCTGCAGTTGCTGCAGCATAGCCGTAGACAACTGACTTGATTGTGAGTGAGCCTGCACCTGTTGCATCAAAGTTCAATGCGAATGGTGATCCTGCTTGCTCCCATAGATGGAATT